CATAGCACCGCTGATATTCGCCGTGCATCGACCCACGGAACAGCAGCAACAGCTCGTGCGAGCTGCCGATCGTCCAGTTCGTCGTGGTGACGATGCCGACCTGCACCTCGATGATCTGATTCCGGCAGGGTGGAATCTCGATGCAGTAGCAGGCCGAATCGTCATACGGCGGCCCAACGACGCCGGCCTGCGTGCCGTAGCAGCCCAACCCGGCTTCGACCTGCATGTCCGACCAGAACTCGCCCTGCGCCTGCCCGTTGATGTACCTGCCACCCTCGGAGATCGGGTTCTCGGTGCCACCGGCAAAGGTGGTCGAGTAGGTGCGGATGGTGTCAGGCCGCACCGAGGCTGGAAGCACCACGCGATCAAGCGTCCACGGTCGCGACATTAGTTCAGGGATTCGACGCCGTAGTCCATGCCGGTGAGCGTGTTCGATGAGCTCGCCGCCGACCAATCCGCCGTGAACGCGAGTGCGGTATCGGCCGTGAGGTCCACGGTCACCGCCGCCGGCGCGTCATACCCAGACACGCTGAACAGGTTCGTCAGTACCGTCCCTGCCGCGGTGTGCACCATGAGCCGCCCCGTCGCCAGCAGCGTGCCGGTGGCGCCGTTGCTCCGCGTCTGGAGCGTGAGGTCGCCTTCCCAGTTCACGTTGGCGACGCCGGACCCCATCGTGATCGCTTCCGTTGTGGCCAGCAGCGTGCCGCCAACGCCGCCCCAGCGGAACGCCCACGTCATCGTCGGCGTGCTGGTGGTGGACAGCTTGCCGAAGAAGCGCATTCGCAGCCGCCTGCCGTCCTGCATGTAGTTCGCAGGAATCGTCAGGTTCGGCATGATGATGGCCTCGGTCGTCGTGTTCGCGACCGGCGTGCCATCGGCGGTTGACCACGAGATGAGCTCGGACCAGAACTGGCGGCTCATCTTGCCCTGCGGACGCCTGGTTCTCGACGTGATCTCCAGACGCCGCCGCTGCTTGTCGAGGAGCGTCCGTTCCAGGGCGTCGATGCGCTGGTACAGAGCCGCGCGCTCGGACAGCCACAGGGCGTCCTGGTCGAGGCCGCTCCCCTTGCAGCTGCACTGCGACGTCGACTTCGTCACGAAGTCGCCGGCTGGCATGCGCAGCGTGCGACCAAGGCCAGAGCAATGAAGACACCGCGGTCCGTGTGCGCCGAGCAGGTTGCGTGATGGGTCGCGCATCGCGGCCACGATCGCCACCTGCGGGTCGACGTGGGTCGTGTGATTCGTCACTGTGGTTGCTCCTTGTGCGGCTTACGCGAACGCGAAATCGAGGGCGCCGGCACCGAACGACGGAGCCGGATCACCGTTGTTGACCGTCTTCGGCGTCGCCAGCGCGCCGTAGAAGCACATGTTGCCGCTCGTGAGCGCGTCCATCGCCGCCATGTGCGAGATCGATCCCCAGTTACCGGTCGGCGCGGCGTAGGTGATGGTGTTGCGGTTCTGCGTATTGCCTCCGGTGCCGGCGGAGTCGACGTTGGTGGTTTCCCCGTTGGTGCCCTCCCAGTTCGCAAACCCGGTGGCCACCTGGACGCGCGCATACGAGCCACCGGCGACCTCGGTCCCGCCACCGGTTTCTCCAGGCGCCGCGGTGAACAGCGCGATGTAGTAGTCGGTTGGCACCGTGTACGATCGGCCCCGGAAGAAGTGGTCGATAAACTCGTTCTCCCAGAAGTTGGTGAGCGCCGATCCGAACGCCAGCACGAGCGCCAGGCGCGGATCGAATGCCAGCGCGCCGATCACGATGGCGACCGCCAGCCCGATCAGCAGCCCAGTGCGGACCGAGCCGGCCTCACCGTCGAGGATCCGCTGCGCGCCGTTCGGCCACTTGTTGCGCAGCACCCAGTCCATCGCGCGCCTGACGTCGTCGCTGTCGAACGCCGACGGCCAGACGCTGGGTTCCTCCCCATACCGCGCGACCATCAGCGCCTCGAGCCACGGCAGCCGCTGCCGCCACATCTGCACGAGGGGCCCGAACGTCGCCGCCATCGTGCCGGCGAACGTCTGTAACTCCGCTGGAATCGTCATCGTCGCGACGTGTGCCACGTACGCCGCCCGCCGCAGTTCCAGCAGTCGCTCGAAACCCGTCTTCCCACCGACCGACAGCAGGAGTGACAGCTCGATCTTCTCTTCCTCGCTGAAGTCGGCCAGCTTCGCGCCCGCCCCGATGGCCTTCAGGTGGACCTGATCGCGACGGGCACGCTGATCCTCCGGTGTGCGCGTCTTCACCCTGGCCACCACGGTTGGAGTCTTCATCGCTTTTCTCTCCTCTGTCGGTTACACACCGAGGCCCTGCGGCCGCCCCTCAAGGACGGTGACGCGTCGGCCGTGCTCTTCAATGCGAACTTCCGCTCTCGCTACCCGAACGTCGAGCCGACCGGCCACGGCGTTCAACTCATCGACCTGGCGACGCCTGGTGGCGTGCTCCTCGCGCAAGTACTTCTCGAGCTCGTCGACGTCCTCACGGACCGCAGCAAGGGCGGTGGGCCAGCCTTCCTGCGTCTTCGCCCACCGACCGGTGGCGTAGGCCCAGACGATGAGGCCGACGATGGCGGACACGACGAGCTGGGCAACCGCCAGCCATTCCTGGATCGCGGCCAATCCGCTCGTCGTGGAAGTCGCGTCGCCCATCCCGTTGAACCCTTACGCCAGCGCCACCGAGAGGGCGCTGAGCACCGTCAAGACGAACCAGACCACGATCGTCACGCGCACCCACCGCGGGAGCCCCTGACCCGTCGCCGACGACCCGTGCGTGAGGCCAAGCCCAGTCGTCATCCCTACGTGCTCCAGACGATGTTCTCGTCTGCCCACATCGCCAGCAGGAACCAGATCAGTTCGAACATGCACTCTCACCTCCCCTCGTTGGCCGTCGTTACTGTTGCGACGCGTTGGCCGCCAGGCGTTCGTCCGTGGCCGCTTCCGCGATCACGCGGACTTCCTCTTGTTGCTCTGGCGTCAGTTGCGTGAGCTTGCCGATGATGTCGCGCACGGCACCGACGACTCGGTCGACGCGATAACGCTGCTGCCGCTGCGTAATCGGGTCGATGATCTGCTGCCGCACGATGGCAGCGAGGTACTCATCGACAGAAGGCCGAGGCTCCGCCATCGCCGCGATCTCGGCCTCGATGTCGGTGACCTCACCGTTGGTGAGCACGATCACGACGTCCATGGCTACGTGACCTCGAACTCGAGCACGCCGATGGTTTGGGTCAGGTTGGTAGACGGCGCCCACGCGGTGTCGGCCATCTTGCGGAACGTGATGATCGCGCCGCCGCCGGTGCCTGGGGCCACGAACATCATGCCGGCGCCGCGTGTGGTGTCGTCCTGCACCACGCACGCGTTGCGAACGTCGGCCGCCGCGACGAAGCCGCCAGGAATCGCGACCTGCAGGCTGATGTCCGGCGTGCCGGCGACCGTGGTCGTTTGGACGGCGATCGCAACCGTCAAACTGCGCCCGCGGAGACGGTACTTGAACGTGATTACGTCTCCCGACTGCACCGTCCACGTCATGGAGGCGTTGGCGGTGAAGTTCGAGGCATTGAACGGCACCGCGATCCATGCGCCCTGCTCGTGGTGGACACACACCCACCGGCTGAGCACGCCGCTGTAGACGAAGCGCGCCCGTCCGCTACCTGGCGACAGGGAGATGGTGCCCGTGACTCCGTTACGGGCGCGGTTCGCCGCGGTCGACCCCGCAGCCTCGTTCTCGATGTCGACCTGGCCGGCGCCCACCGCGACGAGCTCAACGGTGTCGCCGTCCGCCGGCGCCGTGGCGTCGGCGAACGTAAAGCCCGTGAGGGTCAACAGCGACGCGTTGTTGCAGTTCAGAAACACCCGCCGGCCGCGGAGCAACTGGAAATTGTTCTGCGTGCCGGTGGCCGTCGTCGTCTGCGCGCGGCAGATCAGCGCCATGATGGCGGCGTAGAGCTGCGTCGCCGTGCCTTTCACCAGCGAGATGCCGGTGTTCAGGATGGGGGTGACGACGTTTTCCTGCACGTCATTCAGCCAGGCCGCCGTGACCTGCGTCGCCGCGATACCTGACCCTGGATTCCCCTCGGTGAACGTGTTCGATACGTGGTCGGCCCCGTCTATTCGATGCATGCGGGCAAGCTCCTACGAGTACGCAAACAGCACAGTGGTATGAGCCGGCGCGACGCGTTCGATGATGCATTCCACGTCGATGTAGCCCCAGCCGCGGACGCGATCGCCCGCACGGGACCCGGCTCTGAAGATGACGATCTCGGTCATCGGGACGTTGACCTGCCACGCGTACGCCCACGCGAGGCCGTAGCAGCGATCGCCGGCTCGAAACCCGGCGCGCAGTGGGTGGAACTCGGTGATCGTCACCGTGTAGCCAAGGGTGGCCGCCAGGTCGATGAAGAACTGCCGTGACTGGCCCCCCAACGCGACCGCCTTCTGCGTCACCAGGGCCTGTCGCTCGCCGATGGCGTCAGGCACGGTGAGCAAGCACCCGTCAGGCAGGCCGTACACCCGCTCCCAGTCCTCGAGCGTTTCGAGCGCCGTGCGTGGGTCACTCTCATCGAGGACCGCGAGCCCGCGCCCTTCCACCCGGGCGAGCTCCTCGCCGATGCCGAGCAGCAGCTTCGAGAGCGTGCTGTCCGCCTCGAGGTTCCACACGGGGCCCGGCGGCAGCAACGCCTTCAGCTGCCTGGCATAGGCCGCGGCGCTCAGCGGCATCGCGCGCCCCTCCCTACGTCCATGTGATCGTCCCCATGGTGGCGATCTGCCCCGTCGTGTGCGTGACGTCGGCCGACGGCACCGCCATCGTGAAGTCCGTCACCCCATCAGCCGCGGCGACCGCGGCGCGGAGCTGGGAGATCAGCAGGGTGCCGCCGGGCGTGGCTTCGCGGCGCAGGTAGTCTTCGAGTTCCGCCTGGACGGCGGCGCGAATCGTCGGGGTGTCCGGCACCACGTGGATGGTGAAGTTCCGCACCACCGACACGGGCGCGACGACGGTGACCGTGGCGGTCACCGGCCGGCGGGCATCGATATAGTCCTGGACGGCCGTAACTTCGCCGGCGCTGGGGATGATGGCGGCGCCGGTGCCATCCCCATCACGGACGAACCGCACCGTGACGGTGCCGGCGCCGAGCTCCTGCGCATACACCCAGGCGCGGGTGACGCCAGGGACTTCCTTCGCCCACGCGATGTAGTCCGCGGCGGACCCGCCGTGAGGCGCTTGGCGCATGCGCTCGATCAGCCGCGTGCGGAGTCCCTCGTCCGCCTCGAAATCCGTGCCCCCGGTGAGTGCACCCACGGAGACGATGGTGCTGGTGTTGACGCCGCTGACCGGCGACACGAACGACAGCACCACGCCTCGATTGCTGTTCCCGTCAAGACCGGCCTCGATCGCCGTCACGGCGACCGACACGGCGGCCGTGCCAGCGCCGATGTACTTCCACACCGCCGACGCGTCGGCGATGGACGCCGCGGTGCCGGAGGGGCCCGTGCCGACAGTCGCGCCGGCGCCGCCGACCGTGCACAGGTAGACGTTGCCGCCGTTCGTCCGGAGCTGCCCCTCGGTGAACGTCTGGCTTGTTGCCCAGGCCGTGAGCGTCACCACGGTGGCGTCCGCGTCGGTCTCGTACTGGGCGCCATCGCCGCGCTGGAGCAACGTGCCGGCAGTAATCACCGACGTATCAACACCCCACGCGACCACTGGGCCTGCCGCGAAGGCCGCCGGCGTGCGCGTGATCCCAAACAACGAGCCATGCCGCTCGAGGTACTCAGTGTCGGAGAGGTCCGGGAACAGCTGCCGCGCGAGGTACTCGAGGTGTCCGTGCAGCATGTGCACGGCGGCCGCCTCGGCCGCGGCGAGCGCGCCGACGGTGCTGCGGCGCAGCGCGGCGCCGTTCAGCCCGATCCGCGTTTGCAGGTCGGCCTGGACGCGTGCGATCAGCTCCTCAAGCGTCGGACGCTGGAACGCCATCAGTGCTGCGCCTCCTGCGCCGCCCACACGTACTCGTGGAAGAACTCGACGCGGCCGGACATCGGCCGATCGATGCCAATCGACAGACCGAGCACCCCTTTCCGCGGAATCGACGCGACCACGTCGAACGACGCGGCGATACGGTCCTCAATCAGCCACTGGAGCGACTCGCTGGCGTACTCCTCGGCGCGACGCAGCACGGCGGGCAGCTCCTTCTCCCGGCCGAGCAGCCAGAGCCTGCTGCCATGCCGATCACCATCGGCGGCGGCGTACTCATCGGCCCACCAGCCTTGCCGGTCGGACTGACCACCAGGCAGATCGTCACTCTCGAGCGCCCGCCGGTTGGTGAACAGCGACAGCATCACCGACGTCTCCAAGCCGTCTTCGAGCACGATGTCGTTACCAGACAGCCGGAGGTCAGCCGCGGTCACGTTCCAGACGAGGCGCAGGTCGCTCATGAGGGCGGCCCCGTGACGGCGCCGCCAGACATCACGCCGCCGTGCGTATGCGTCTTGAGCGCCTTCCCGCCACCGATGACATCGGTCGTCCCGGTCACCGTGCCACTCACGTTCGCGTTGCCGCTGACGGTGAGGTTGCCAGCGACCGACAGATCGCCCGTGCACTCGACGAGCGGCGCGTCGACGCGAACCTTTGTGCCCGCCTTGATCTCGACGATGCGGCCGCGCTTCAGCAGCACGTAGTCGCCTTGATCGGTATAGAGGGCGACTTCCCCCGGTTGCATCTGCCGCTTGCGATGACGCGGATCGTCGATATTCGTGATGAGCGGATGGGCCCGGTTGCCACCGAGGAACACGAGCAGCGCCGCAGCGCCGGCGAGCGGGACCGAGGTGAACCCATACTGCTGCAGCCGCTCGCAGTCGTCGCGCGTCTCATCTTGCGCCACCTGCAGTCCGCTATCGTCTACAACCAGGCGCACCACCGCACGCATCAGCATGTTGTTGATGCCTCGACGGAGTGGCGTGAGCAGGGCGGCGACGCCATGGTCGCCCCTCATCGCAGCGACGACGGCACTGGGCGGCCGCTCCTGCTCGTGTCCGCGACAATCACCGGTTCCGGCGTGTAGGCGTCAGGCCTGGCGAGCGTCAACGTGGTGAACGTGCCTGACGCGGACAAGGTCATCTCGCTCTTCACAATCAGGCGCGCGCCGAATGCATCCAGCGTCGGGATCATCACGTCGATGATTCCGTTGACCGGCCACAGTGAGCCATCCTCCTGTGTCCAGCCTTGCACCCCCACCGTCAGGGCTTCGGAACGCGCGGCCCGAGTCGTCATCTCCCATGCCGCGCGCTCGTTCGCGACCGCCGTCGTCAGCGGTCCGTCCGGCATGATGCGAAGAACGCGATGCTCGCGCTGCACGTTCAAGTCCGTCGCTGGCTTGCCGACGACGGACGCCGCGCTTTCTGGACTGGTGTCGGTCCCTCCCTGCGACTGCCCGATCACCTTGTACGTGCGGTAACGCGTCGTCGCGTCGCGGGTTACCTCCGCCCACAGCACGTTGTCGCCGAGGACGAGCGCTGTCGTCGCCCTGACGCCACCGGTGCGCGTCAGCAAGAGCCCGCCACGGCCATCCGACACCGGCAGGAGGCTCACGAGGCGGCATGCGCGATCGATCACCTCAAAGGGACTGTCCCCCTGGTTGACCGCATGCTTGGCGAGCGGCTTCCCGATGGTCATCGAACTGCTCTTGCCTGCAACGCCGGCCTGCGGTGAGCCGCCCTTCAGGGTCCTCCCCGTCTTCGTGGCCGTCTTCAGGCTGATGGCCTTGTCCTCGATCCCGGCCTGGAGGGTGACGGGGATGCCAAAGGGCTTTGCCAACTTCGTGCAGAGGTCGAGCACGGTGATGTTCCGGAACTCCCAGATGCCGAGATCGACACTGCAGTCCACCAGCGCACCGGTCGTGTCGCGGCCCTCGAACGTGATGCCGTGGGCGCCTTCGTCAATGCGAAACGTCGCCTTGTCGATCCACCCGGTCACCACAGGCTCGCCGTCCACGAGGACGACGCACTCGTCTTCCTCGTGAATCTGCCGGGGCTCGACATTCGGATCCCACCGCTCGGACACCGCCACCGCGAACCCGCCGGTGATCGCCTCGATCCCGCGCGTGATGCTGACCTCCGTCCATCCGCCCCACTCCGTGCCGCGGATCAGCAGGCGCACGTCAGGCATTGGACAGCACCTGCAGCGCACGACCGCCGCGAACAAAACCCGGGTGCGCGATCCGGTTCCGATCGATGACGTCGTCGAGCCGAGCCAGATCGCCATACAGGCGATACGTCAGGACGATGGACGGTTCCGAGACGACCAGGGTGTAGGACACAAGCCGCGGCAATCGACTCCGTTCACCTGGCACGGCGGCAACCAGGTCCGACCGAATCTGCACCAGCGCGACGTAGAGCTCGTCGTCGACCACGTGCTGGCCGGGCGCGAGAATCGATATGGGCTCGGCCGCGCCGACGACGACCACCGACGGCTCAACATCCACACCGATGGCCGCGTCGATCGCCTGCACCACCTGGTCGCGGATGATGATGGCCTCGTCGTACGTCTCGTATCCGCCGTTCAACGTGCCGTCTGGCAGGCGGGCCGGCTGGCCGGCGAGCACCGCCGCTGACGTGCCGTCGGTCGTGCCGGCAACTTGTGTCGCGTCGACCGCACCGCTCGTCGCGTGCACGACGTGCGCGGCGGCGGCGCTCGGGGATGCGGCAACGGCCGCCAGCCGAGCGGCCTGGATGAGCAAGCCCGTCCGCACGAACGTGTTTACTGCGTCGAAGTTCTGCTGCTCGCGCAACCGCGTCGCCGAGGTGGCGACCGGGCGAGGCGTCGAGGACATGAAGGTCAGCGCCTTCAGGAGGGCGGAGACACCGAGCACGGGCGTCGCCGGCATCGACGCGATCGACGACAGCAGCGACGTGAACCTGGTGGCCAAGAGGACTGGTTCTCGAACGAGCGACGTCGCATCGCTGATCAGACTGTCCGTCTGTCGCTTGAGCGACGCGAGCTGCTGGTGCGTCGCGACGACCGGTGCGAGCACGCGCCGCATCGCGCTACTGGCATCCTTCAGAAAGTTTGACGCACTCGCCAAGCTCCAGGACGGCATCGGCTTGACGCGACCCAACCCTGGTAGCGCCGTGCCAGTCGACGTGTTCGGCAGCACCGTAGTAAAGCGGCGTGGCAAGGCCCGTTTGTTGGCCAGCAGGCCGGAGTCGGCTGATGCCGCGACACGAGGCTGCGCTGCCGGCACCGCGTTGGGGTTCGCGGCCTTCTCGACCGTCTCCTCGAATTCGAGCGAGAACGTGGCCTTGCCGCCTTCGTCATGGGTCTCCACGACCGCGTGCCCGACGAGCGCAACGTGCCGGCTGCCGTGGTAGGGCAACTCCAGGGGACCCGGACCAGGCTCCTCGAGCGACTTCAGCAGCGCGTCGCGCTTCGTGATGTAGTCGGAGCCGCAGACGAACGCGGTGACCTTGATGCGCCGGCCCTGGCGGCCAAGATCCTCGACGAACGGCACGTCGCGCAGCGGATACTCGTGACGCACCGTCCTTCGGCCGCCCGACAGCTCGGACGACAGCACGATGAACGGCGTGCCCCTGAAGGACCCCGGCCCCTGACGCTCCCGGAAGGCAGGCGGCATCTAGCGACCAACCTCCGGCATGGCGTATCCGAGGTTCAGCGTGAGCCCTGGTGCGCCCTTGCTCTCGGCCCGGGTGCCGTTCGGCGTGTTCTTGAACGTGATGACCACTTCACGGGCGCCCGCCTTCATCTTGTCGTCGATACTCGCGAGCAGCCGCAGCATGGCGCGCTGCTGCTCGTCACCCATGAACGACAGGGCGCCAGACGACGGGTCTGGCAGTGCTGGCGGACCGAGGATCGAGGCCGCCGCCGGCGGCGGCGCTTGTGCGGCCGGCGGCGATGCGGCGACGAACGATGGACCGCCCATCGCGACGCGCGCGACCGACCGAGTCGCGGTGGGATCCTGCCACGTGCCTTCCCACGGCGCGCGCTGCAAACCCGCGAACGGCGTGAGCTTCGGCGCCGACGTTGGCAGTGGCGTTGTTGAAGTAGGGTTCGCCGGCGACGGTGCACCAACAGCGCGGTCGACGATCGAGGGTCGATCGAGCCCCAGTCCCCTCAGGAATCCGGACGTCGATGGCTGACGCGGCGCCAGATCGGTCGGACGGCCTTCGGACGAGGTTGCAACATCAGATTGGCGTCTCGCGAGGACCGATTCCTTCGGCCCCTTGAGGAAGTGCGCCACGCTGACCCCAGCCTCGTCAGAGATCGCGTTCAAACCACTGCGGGTGGCGAGAACGCCGAGCGCCATGCGCTTCACACCTTCGAGGACGCGGCCCGGCTGGTGATTCGATACCCCCCGCATCACCTCGAGCAGTCCCAGCGCTGTCTGCGTGAGGCCTTCGAACATCAGGGTCAGCGAGCGACCGACCCTATTCCAGTCTTCGATCATCAGCGCGACGACGCCAGCACTCACGACGCCGAGTGTGGCCACGCCCACAATCAACCAGCCGACGGGTGTGGCAGCCAGGCCCACGCCGAGCCCGACCACCGC